GTTCCTGGTTTCCAGGACATATCTAGCCGATCATAACCAAATGCATCGAATCTATGCAAATTGGAATTACTGGTTGAGTGCAACTTTGCGTCATCAGTTGGCTCGTGTCGAGCTGGGACTTATCTCAGCTTTCGACATGATCGACTAGTGCTCGGTGAGCACAAGAGTAGTGCCGGCCTATACGTTAGCCGGCTAAGAATGAAACTTATTAAACATAGTGTTGTTGCTTAGGTAGCACTTCACTGTAAAATTTAACCTTCCAATTCTAATATTCAGAGTTCAAGGGCGAACTCGCAGTCAAAATCGCCCATTTGTGATGTACCCGACCAAATTCGGGTAGTGTCGGATGACACGAACTTGAGTGCTGAAGCTGGAGCATTTTCTTACTCAAGTACTGGACAAACATATGCTGAGCAAGCAACTTTAACATTCATGGATACTAATCCAGCATATGTTGAGACCGTTGACTCGCAATTGAATGATACCATACGAAATGCTACCAATGATGATGCTGTCTCATATAGCGACTTCTTCAAACGTCCCGTTCAAATTAACAAATATGAATGGCTTATTGGGGATAATGTCCCAGGCAGCATCAAACCTTGGGACTTGTGGGCTAAGAACAAACGAGTAGCCAACAGATTGAATAATTTCCGAAATTTCCGAGGAAAACTTCATTTAAAATTTGTTGTGCAAGGAAATGCGTTTTATTTTGGGCGCATGATGATGTCATATACACCATTCAATTATTCCCCTTTTGTGCGATATAATAACAATCCCTTGGATGCCCATACCGCTAGCCAAAGACCACACATCTATCTTGATCCTGCAACTTCACAAGGTGGAGAGATGGTGTTACCATTTTTCTACCCTCATGATTGTTTGGATATGACTGTGAGTGGGGCTTTTGCATCCTTGGGAGATCTGTGGTATCTTCCATTGGTTCAGTTGAGTCATACACAGAATCTGACCCAAGATCTCAGGATTGTACTATATGCTTGGGTGGATGATATACAATTGTCCACCCCAACTAGTGTTCCAATTAACGGTCTTTCTGCTCAGTCAGGCGAATATGACACAAAACCTGCATCCAAAGTGCAGAGTGTTGTGGCAAAAGCGTCTGGAATGTTACAGAAAGCACCAGCAATCACTGAAATGGCTCTTTCTACTTTGATGGCCGTGGGGCAGCTTGCAGCTATGTTTGGCTTTTCGAGACCTCGAAATATTGATAAGGTCGGATTCCTCCAAAAATGGCAAACAGGCAACCTCGCTAGTACCGATGATCCTGATACATGTCGCACATTAGGTTTTACTCAGAAGAATGAAACAACCGTTGATCCGAGGACTGTAGGTCTTGGATCTCAGGATGAATTGTCTTTTGAGTATCTGGCTGGAATTGAGAGTATTTACACTAGTTTCGATTGGGAATTGGCGGATGGATTTCTCCACCCTTTGTTCTCAACAGCAGTAACTCCACTTGTGTGTTCAGTGAGTGCTTATACCATACCACCTACTGCACCTGCAACGAGCTATGCACCAATGGGCATGGTGGCCTTGCCATTTGATTATTGGCGAGGCTCCATCACCTATCGTTTCCAGGTTTGTTGCTCAGGTTACCATCGAGGAAGATTGTTGTTAGTGTGGGATCCTGTGTTGGCCAGTACTGTACCGGAAGTGAACACAGTTTACTCTCGCATTGTCGACATTGGAGAGACTAAGGATTTTGAGATCACTGTGGGTTGGGGTTCACCTCGACCAGCTCTTTTCACCGATCATATACTTGGCTCCAGTAACACTTTTTCCACAGGTTCATTGTTTGCCCCGAATTTGCAAACACAGAATGGCGTTCTTTCTGCCTATGTGTTGAATGATTTGGTAACATCAGGTGCAAATACTGATCCAGTGCACATCATTGTTTCTGTGAGTTCCAAGGATTTGCAAGTGATTGGACCAAATGCTGACAACTTGCGTGAGGTGACTTTTCACCAGAAGCCTGTTGTTGAGGTAAGAGAAGTGCTGGAAGCAGAATCTGGTGAAGTCAGTGATGACCCAGTGTCAATGCCTGAAGGCGCCGAACCTATGGCACCAATTGCTTCTGTTGGCCCAGCACTTGAGTTAACTCATATTGTGAGCAGTGAAGTAGTGACATCATTCAGGATGTGTATGAAAAGGTATAGTCTACAGCGAGTGATCGACATTCCTTTTTCTAAAACTGCTGCTGATATTGTGCGAATAGCTGTTACCGGTAATTCATATCCTATTTATAGAGGAAATGTGCCGGCTGGCCAGTTTGGCACCTTTAATGACGTGCCTACTAATATGTTCAACTATGTCCCAGCATGTTTTGCACAGTGGAAGGGCTCTACGCGGTGGAAGATTTTTGATCTCAATAAATCATTGGATACCTATCATGGCTTGAACCCTGAGTTGGCGACCATTTCGCGTGGTAATGCCAATAACAGTGCCGGTACTGCAACCTCCTATGTATCTGACGTGACAAATTTGCGGGCCTTGGTTTCATCCATTACGGAATCGTGGTCGGGCGAACAAGTTACAAGTGATGCAAATGGACGTGTTTTCGACTTTGAGCTACCATATTATGCCTCTGTTCGAAGTAGTACTTGTCATTCCACTGTGACATCTGAGGGTCTGGGCTGGACACTCTCGCAACTATTCTTTCCCAGCGCTGATGATTCTGGGGACGTAGCGTCCAGACATGCAGTTCATGTTGCTACCGGAGAAGATTATAATTTGTTCTTCTTCCTAGGAGTTCCACCAATGTGGTGGGACGCAACATTACCAGCAACTCCATAATACATTTACATTTACATTTATTTATTTATATTCATTTTTGTTCCATATTACATACTTACATTATTTCATAATTCCATGGAAATTTTGCATTTTACACAAATTAAACAAAGTCCACATAGTGGCATAGACGTTGTAGTGCGTCGCACGAGAATTTATTCTCGTGGGATGACTGCGCTCGATTAACTTTTTAACTTAGAGGTTTCAACCGGACGCAGTCCGGGGAAATTTCCCTTTTGG